CAGGGAATTCTGTTCTTGCCTTGATATCATTTAGAATAGTGAATGTAACACCACCGGCAGAAACTGTATCGGTTGCCGGTATTGGACCGGATCTTGCCTTCACTGCTATCGGCGATGCCGTGGCATTCACAGAACCATTGTAGGTTGGATCACCCTTAACTCCTGGTGGAGTCTTGGCAGCCATGATCTTACTTGATAGCAAACCTTCCGGAGTGGTTAACTCTTCATCAGTCTCAAAGGAAGCAACTCCGGCAAAATCTCTTTCCGGTGTTTCCAATGCAGTACTGATAGTACTATTACCGGACTTAGCAGCAGGCGCAGTTAATGGCAGTGCCGCCACAGACTTAGTTCCAGGCGCAGATTTTACCGGTGACTGCTGATGAAATATTACCGGTATAATACTGGCAGCGGAAGCATTACCACCCTGAGCAGCAAATGTTCCAGGAGGACCGGCATCTATATAAAGGTTACCAATTGATCTGTAATTCTGCGTACCAGTGGAGGTTACATTTATATCGCCCCCTGCCTGCATTTGTATTTTACTGGAAGAAAATATATTGGTATCACCGGCAGCGGTCATGTTGTTATTGCCGGATGCCTTGGCATTTATACTGCTACCAATTCCCAGGTTATAATCACCCAATGCGTTTACATTTAGGTTATTGAACATTTTGAGATTATGGTCACCACCGACTTCTACGTTGTAATTTTGACCAACTTTAAGTGTGCCAATACCACCCGTGGAGATATGCTGTTCTTTGCCAATAAGCAAGTTATGATTCTTGGAGGATTCAACATTGTAATCCCCACCAATCTTAGAGTTACGATCATCACTGATCTCACTATTGTACTTACCGGCAACCTTTAGATTATGATCCTTGCCAACCTCAACATTATAGTTACCATCTACCTTCATGCTAAAGTTACCACCCACTGCCATATCAACATCACCGGCAACTCCAATCTTTACATCATTATTTACATTGATGGTGGTTTGACCGTTTACCTCTATGTCCATAGCACCTAGACACATAATGTTGGTATATCCACCGAAGGTTACGTTTGTGGTGCCGGCGATATAGATAGACCCATTTCGATCCATAATGATATAACCATCGCCCACAATCTTATTCACCTGAGTGCCATTGGCATCAACATCAGTGAACGTGCCCTTCCGATGGAATGTACTGGTGGTCTCATTTCCTGGACTATCATCAATCATAGTGACGTGACCAGATTCAGACTCATACACCTTATTGTACGGGTACACTCCACCGAATGGTGCCAGTGGTTGCTCCCATGTTCCCCCGTTATTTGCCCCTTGGATCTTTATAGTCCGAGTGGCATCTTTGAATGCTGTGGCAGTTGATTCGATGATACCCCGTGCCATACGGTTGGTATCAGGTTCATCCATAAGATTACGGAGTGGATACTTACCGGTTGGATCACAGAAACCAAGAGTCTCATTGCCAGATCTATCTTCAGAATATGCTGCCTGTTTCTCTATTGGTGCCGATGCAATTTCTGCCGGAGTATATATCTTTTGGGAGTCTGTGGCAGGTTTATTTGTTGATCCCACTGATGCAGACTGCCCCAAGAAATACTCATAGTATTCTTGTTTTTTTGCATATCCATTACCGACATCCTTGCCAGTTCTCGTTCTTGCCTTGGTAAAATACCCTGGGTCATTCATATCATGGTTTATGTTCAACAAGTAAAACATGACGCATGCTTGCGCAGCATTTTTTGGTATATTCAGTAATTCTGGATGGCGCATTAAATCCAATACTACACCCTTCTTTGCAAGGGCATCCTGTATTTCTTGATATCCAGATCTACCGGTAATTTGATTGAACCCTCTCCCGAAATAAGTGCCGCCATCATTTGGGAATTTATTACCAACGGCTTTCCCATTTCCATTCGGATTGTATATCTTATTGAAGAACTCTTTTTTATCTAACCCACGACTTTTCCAGTTTACCCATTTCTGCGCTTCTTCGAGATCGCCCTTGAATGTCATCTTAAATGTGTTACATAGGGTAATTGCTGCCGGATATTGGTAATACTCATCGACTGGCATCCACTTAGACTCACCACCCACAATACCCAGAATTGCACACTTGGCGTATTTACTGGTCAACCCCAATTCATCGCACGTGGATAAAAGGAGAGATATATTTGCAGTGGCCAGAGTAGAATTCGTTGTGCTGCCTGCAGGAGGAGTTCTAGGGATCGGAACTGCAAAGATACTTGAGACAACTGAATTAGCAGCAGCCACTGCTGCCACTGAAACTGCCCCTGGACTTGGGGTGACCGTTGATTCGATTGACCCAACAGTTATCGGTGTACCATCACCAGTGGTGATTTGATTGCCGCCACTATCAATCAAGGTGCCACTATCACTTGCTATTACGCTGGAGTTATCTTTATTGGATTGTTGTGCTTGCTTAGTCTGTGGGATACCACCAATGGTACCAAGCATGATTGGTTCTTGCTGCTCATCATCTCGAAACATAATGATGACCCAAGTACCAGGAACAGGTCCAATTGGAGTGTGACCAATGCCGGACATAGCAGCAGAGGTGATAGGTTGAACTGGATATGCCCAAGGAAGATCTGCCGTGGCAAGTTCAGTTTTATTATGTGTATGCATACCAACAATCCGAACCTGGCATCGACCAAGTTTCATTGGATCATTTCTATTCTCCACCACCCCTTGAAATAATATATTGTTCAATGTTTTACCTTATTTTCTATCAGGAGTTTTCAATAATGAATCTTTTATGAGTTTCATGGTACACTCGTGTCTTTCTCTATCAATGGTATGGTTTATAGAACCAATTAGATAGTAACCGGAAAACAACTTGTCTTCCTCTGCCTCAATTGTATCTACCCTATCCAATGGTTCCGGTTCAACTAACTCCAAGAATACCTTTTGCCCAACAGTGTAATCAGTGCGACCAGGCATAACAACAGTAACCTTCATTGCCTCTGCCATATTTAGTAGACTGAGACGTTCTTGCATACTGTCATTATTGGATATATCACCATATCCATTATACACACCAAAATGTATTTCATCGGATAGTATCTTGGAAGATGGACCAAATATAGTGCTTGTGGATTTTGCCGTCATCGGCAATGCGTTCAAATGACCCTTTTTATCAAAGTTATCCTGATAATTGAACTTGCGTTCTTTATATTGTTTAGTGACCAGATCATGAGTATACAGGGTAGATGCATAGGCACCCCTACCCATTTTACTTAGGGTATCAAAACCACCGGGAAAATCTATTGAATACATCCTAGAGTACCCCCGTTGTATATTTCTAGTGGAAGCACCATCCGGAGTTATCTCCCTTGCTTTAAGGTTGAAGTTGAACTTTGGATATGGGGAATTCTGGGCGTATAAATTTTCCAAACTTTTAAAATTGAACCCCTGCCTATTCTCGAAAAACACATAGGATGGGGAGGATGTGGAACTAACTGCTTGGTTTGTTAGGTAGTTCATATTCTTGGAAGGTGACCAATAGTTGGATACATACTTGGTTGCATTCCTAGTCGTTTCTATGTTGTTCTTGATATATTCTGGATTCACTACGTCTTGCCCAATCAACCCCTTTATTATGTTTGTGGCAATGTTAGATATTTTACCCTCATATGCTTTGCTGAGTTTAGTATTGGCATCAGTTAAAGCAGAGTATGATATGAAGTTGAGTTTGTAAACAACATTTCGTTCTGCAAGAAATGTTCTGTCAGTTATACTGTAGACATAGAAAAATCCTTGGATAGCATCAGAATTAGGGAATGTTGGGGTTTTTATTTTGAGACGAAGATACTCCTGACCCATCAATGGCAGGTTATTCAGAATATCAATGGATTCCCGTAAGATCAAATTACCACTAATAAATGGTGAGAACAGATCTTCAAATATATGTATGGCAATGACCTGATTTGTTATATCTAAAGTTTTCTTAGATACCATTGAGATTAAAGTCAATTCTTCTATATCAACATCACCGGCAAAATTTAGGACTCGTGAACTCATCCCATTGCCTTGGCATATTCACGGGCAACTTGTTCTATGATGCCTTTGGAGATAACCTTAATAACACGTTTACTTTCGTTCAGTCTGTCTTCGTATGTATAGTTAGACACTGCAAGTTTACCAACCCAATCTGAGTCTACCACTAGTCCATTCTCAGTCTCGTAATGGTGAGTATAGTTGGTCAATCCACTTGGAGTAACGGTCATAGTTCTGCTTGGTGTGCCGGTCAGTGGAGTTAGATGATTGAAGGAGAATGCATCTAGGGTAACAGCACTCACCTGATATGTTCCAGTGAGTGCTGTTTCTATTTGGTAGGACAGATTTAGTAGAGAAATGTTGGCATTTTCAACTAGTATTAGATGAGTACTGTTTACTACATTAGATACTACTCCAATGACAATCCCCGTGGAATCTAGCAGGGTTGCTCCCACGATAATTTGTGTGTTGAATGAAGTGCCAGATCCAACTATAGTATTTGATCCAGCAATCGTTGATATAGTTCCATTGCCAACTATGGTCGTATGAGCATTGGATAATGTAATATGAGTATTTGTTGTCAATAACCCATGATTTGGTTGGGTCACGGTAATAATAGATCCAACATAACTCCAGCCAGCTGCATCAAATGGGGCATTATATTTTTGGTACACATATTCTTCAAATACATTGGATGCTATGGGAAAGTCATTGATATAGTCATACCGATCATTTGCCAACATAATTGCCCAATGATAGGTTGCTGCACCGTAAAACCGTTCAGCAAGAATTTCCGGTGTTTCTCCATCCCGAAGATCATACAGGTCATACTGAGTGATATTGGATAGAAACTCAGTCACAAACCTAACATTGACTGTAATGTCCTTGATCTGAATATATTGTTCCACACCACCAATAGTGTATGGTGCGTATACATTGGGCATTTTTGAGAAGTACATTAGAATCCGTCCAGTATTTGATCTTTCGTAAGAATAGCAAGTTCCTTGAAGGTTAGACTCAATTGAATCTGAGTTGCTTTACCATCAGTAAAGGTGGTGAACTGGTTATTCGGGGTATAATTTACATTGCAATCTGTCAGTACACATGAAGTATGTCTAGGCAAATTTAGATTTTCTGAATCGCCTTGGTAATAGACTATGTCAAACTCCGATGGATACATAAATAAGTATCCACCGGCATCGTTGAACTCTGGGTGCATATGGAGTTTGAACAGTTTGATAATTGCAGCAACTTGTTCCGATTCATTAGCAGTTCTAGGAGCAAAGGTATATTCAAAACTGAATGTTCTAAAGTCAACACCCTTGAAGATCTGTTCCTTTTTGGGGTTGGTGGCAAGTCCTGCCACCTTAGACATAAAATCTCCACCGGCAGCTCCCGTGGCAAGAGCAATAGGGGCAAGAATGCCACTGGTAATTTGACTTCCAAGATTTCTCAATGACTGTGTAATATTATCTATATTTCTAGATCCCAATCCTTTACCAACAGCATCCACTACATCTCCTGCAGCACCCAATCCCCCAGCAGAATTTGCTTGGGCAGCAGTTCCTTCATCGGCATATTGCATGGTGTATCTTGCCGTCAAATTATTTGGCACAGTCAATACTATGGTATCAATAATTCTCTTCAATTGATTTTGGGTAGTTACTGCGTGTATTGATGCCGCCAATCCACCGGCAACTAATGCTGCTTGCCCTCCAGTAAATGGATTCATTGTCGCTATACCGGTTGTTATACCTGCAGCCACTGAAGTTTGTATGGCAGCATCCCAAGTGTTAATAACATTTGTCCCAGAAGGATCTAGATTATTGCGCATTGATGGAGTATCATTAGTTGTGACCGTGGCCAATGCCGTCTTTATTAGTTTAGATCCTTCAACCACATTGATATAAAAGGCAACCCAGTTACCACCATATTGTCCCTTGTTACTTAATAGGTCAGATGGGAATTGTTTGATTGTCGCTGCCGTATACTTGTTACTGTCAAAGGTGCTTGCGATTCCTCTGGGGGTATATGGTTTAGATTTAAACTCCGAACTGGATGTATCTTTCTTGTCATCTGGGGGTGTAGTGGGCTTGCTACGAGTATCGGTAAAGCCGCCACCTGCTCCAACTGCTGGGATTGCCATGATGTTCCTATTATAAATAGTTGTACCTTATATTTATTACCGTTTCATATGCCTATCTCAAAAAATCGAAAATATTTACAGGGTGTCTATACAATAAAGAACCCAGATAAATATGCAGGAAACCCCACTAATGTGCTGTTCCGTAGTAGTTGGGAATTAAGATTTATGAACTGGGTCGACGCCAACCCAAGTGTGGTAAAGTGGTCCTCCGAGGAAACCATCATACCCTATGTATGCCCCACAGATAATAGAGCGCATAGATACTTCGTGGACTTTAAGATTCAGATCAAGGGCAAGGATGGCACCCTAAAGACTTGGTTGGTAGAAATTAAACCCGCTGCGCAGACAGTGCCACCCAAACCAAAGGCACAAAAGACCAAACGGTTTCTTATTGAGGCAGGTACATATCTCAAGAATAGAGCAAAGTGGGAAGCGGCAGAACGATATGCCAAAGACAGAAACTGGGAATTTATCATATTAACAGAGCATCATTTAGGATTATCGAATAAATAGTATATGGCAAACAATAATTCACTACAAGACATATTCGAGAAATATCGGTTCGACCGAAACATCTCTAAAAAATCGACTGCATGGTTCGAGCAGCAGGTATTGCTGTTGTCCAAGAAAGGCATCACACCAAACAAGATGCTGAAGAATGATCCGAGTGCTGCCAAGACAACTATCATTCCAGGCAACATGTATATGTTTATGTATGATGCCAAGAACAAAGAGACCCTACCATACTGGGACAAGTTCCCACTGGTATTTCCATTCAAGGCAGTGAAGGGTGGATTCTATGGTCTAAACCTACACTACTTGCCATATAGACTCAGAGCAATCCTAATGGATAGGTTGCTACAGTTTAAGAATAACTCCAAGTTCGATGAAACGACCAAGTTGAAGTATTCTTGGGATTTGATTAGCAGCGCATCAAAGTTTAATCTGGCAAAACCATGCGTCAAGCATTACCTTATGCCGCACGTGAGATCACCATTCGTGAAGATAAATTCGGAAGACTGGACAACGGCATTAATGCTACCAGTGGAAAGGTTTGTTGGGGCAACGTCCTCATCGGTATGGTCAGACTCTAAGAAGGCAGGAAGATGAAAACATCGGATTTCGTGGCACAAATGGCACCAGGTCTTGCAAAGACCTCTAGGTTTGCGATAAGGGTTGCACCACCCACATATGCCACAGAAAACATGGGCAGTGGCAATACTAATCTCCATAAGGTATTATTATTTTGCGATACGGTAATGATACCAGGATTAACAGTAAATACTAATCCAACCAGGACATATGGTGAAGTTAGAGAAATGCCAAATGAATTCAACTATGAACCTATCACTGCTACCTTCTATGTTGATGCCGATATGTATGTGAAGAAACTGTTTGATAACTGGATTCTTGGAATTCAAGATGGCAACTCCAGATCGTTTAAGTACTATGACCAATACACCGCCGATACCATGGATATCATAGTGCAAGACACCAAAGAGAGAAACCGGTATGCGGTTCAACTATACGAAGTATATCCAAAGGCAGTTGATTCAGTCATACTGGATACTGCCAACACACAAATAATGAAATTATCCGTGACATTCCAATATAAGTATTGGCGATCAACCAAGGAATCACTTGGTAATGTAACAAAGAACATCAATAAGAGCGGTGGATTTGGATTATCCAGTATACAGGGATTTTTCGACTATGGCGTGAATTTCTTGACTAGTGGATACACCAGTTCTTTCCTTGGATTCCAAAATAAAGTAAATTCAAATCTATCTGTATTGCCAGAACCGGCAGGAGTTACTTCGTTCGTGGCACCGGTAACCCATTACGGGGTATAGTATGGCAGTCGCCAAGGATAAACAGTTCACGGACTGGTTCAACCATAGATGGCGTCCGGCAGCAGCATGGGTCTATATGGTTATCTGTATTCTGGACTTTGCCCTGTTCCCAATATTCTGGA